ATGGCTGGTTTTTATAGAACCAATTTGGGAAGAGTTGCGCTTCAACAACGCAATATTGTTTTAAATGCAAAACAAAGACGTTTATTACTCTTAATAGACCATGAAGATTTTCAGAACTTAAATGGTGAATTTAAAAAACGTATTGCTTCTCCAGAGCTGATTCAACAGCTTATCGACTTAGAACTTATTGCCCCAATTGCCTCTACCGATACATCTACTAATGAAGAAATTATTCTAAAAACATCAGCCATAAATAAAGTAGAAGAAAATCAAAAAGAATCTGTTGATAGCTCTATACCGCATTCCCCTCATCTTGTTGGAGAAATCCAGCTTTCCGAGCAAAAAACTTTAGATCAGCCCAGTACTACATATTTTCAACCAGTAATATCTTCTGAGGCTCTTTCTTTCGAAGAAATACAACAGTTAATGATAAAAACAGTTAGCAGTTATTGCGGACTAATGACTAAACCACTTGTTCAAAAAATAGAGAAAACTACAACAATACAAGAGCTTAAAATATGTCAAATGCAATGGATTACAAGTTTGCAAGAATCACGCATTCCCCCTCAAGAACTTACAAGATCTTTACGTACAATTAACTATTCAATTCAGCTTCTTTCACAAAGCATATAAAATATTGAACAACTTGCTGTTTAATTAAGCATTAAAATCACTTGGCACGTATTTCGTGCTTTACCTGCAAGTGTTTTTTTCCTATGATGTGCCCCACGCATGCGCTCGTAGCTCAGTTGGATAGAGTACAGGTTTCCGAAACCTGGGGTCGTGGGTTCGATCCCCGCCGGGCGCGCCATATTTTGGTATCATTTAGCTTCATTCTTATCACCCGCTGATATAACTATTATCACAAACTTTCACTCTTTTTATAACGTTTCTGAATGTTCTAATAGCCACCATAAATTTTGTGGTAATAAACACTTCTTATGTTATATGCATTAAAAAATCTTTAATTATTTGAATGAAAAATTATATAACCCATTAAATAAAATAAACTCAAAAAATTAAAATATAATTTTTCAAAGTTCTATACTGAATTTAATACTTAAGAATTTAAAAAACTTATAATAGATTTTGAATTAAAGAATTTCCTAATTAAGTTAAACTATAGAAATACTTCATAATGAGATTCGATGAGCAATCCACCCATAGAAAAACTGCTCCTGACTTGGATTGCGCTCACAGATTTCAATATAACGCTGACCTTGCATGATATTGAGTACACCCACCAAGACTTTCTCACCATCTTTACCTCGTCTGGCTAAGTAGGTTTTAAAGGCATTCAAAGTTGCAGGACCATAAATTCCATCCACTACAAGATCTGACCAACCTGCCTTACCTTGGTTATTCAGCAAATTTAAGGCACGCTGTAAAAGGGGTTTTGCAAATCCTATGCCGCAATTAACACCTGTATCTAAAAGTTCTTCAGCTACTACAGGAGAAATTAAATTTACTTGATCAAAGCGTGGGGCTGTCCAGTATTGTTTTTTATAAATAGACTTTGCAATTTCAATAGGCAAATCTCGCATATTACCTTTAAAACCGTTTACTCGAGCAACTGCTTCAGTAATTCCGTACTTTGTTGCGCCTCCTCGATCCGCTGGATTATTCACATAGCCACCTTCGCGCTTAATTAACTCATCTAGATATTTTTCAATGTTCATTTCACTTTCCTTTAGAGCTGAAAACTACCCCAAGGTAGCACTTAAATTTAAATAATTACTGTTGATTTGAATCTTCAGTTTCTTTCTTTTGTTTATTGGTAGATCCAAAATAAAAGGCAATCACAGCACTAGATAAACCAAGTAAGGTCCCTAGTGACACGTTTAATAGATCACGGTTTTTGTCTGGATATTCAATAAAGAACAAACCAAGAACACAGAGAAATGACATTGCAATAACCATGTACGCTAAATATGTCCGAGTATTTTCACTTTTCATCTTTATCCTCTTTGATGCGTTGTTTGGCTTGCTCATACTGTTTTTTACGCAATTCATGAATCTCTTCTGAACGCTTTTCATCACGGCGCTTAAAGTAGAGATTCGTTGAATAGGTTGCTACACCTATTAAGATTGAAATAATTACAGCCCAATCAATTTTTCCAGCAATTCCAATCAATCCCCCTCCTACTACATAGCCATATGAAAATTTTGTTGCCGTAGCCGCAGCCGTACTTGCAGCTGCTTCAACCACACTATTTGTCCGATCATTCATGCATGCCTTCCTCCTGATTTTGGGCATAAAAAAACACCCTGCTGGGTGCCTGTGAAAAAATATATAAATTAGTCGTTATTTAAAATTCCCAATTAAGGGGCCTTTCTTTTTTGCATATTAATTAAAAATTAGTTACATCAATAGCCATAGCAATACAGGTAACCAACCCTGCTGGTAATGTCGTAGAACCAGAATCTCTAGCTATCTTAATCCAACGTATTTGTAAATTTAATGTACCTTGTGATTCATCAATCCAAAAAGCAGGTATTGCAAACCACAAACCAAAGTTTCCATTTACATATCTAGACTGACCTAGATACCCTAATTGGGTAATAACCGTAGCAATCTTTTTACCTGATGTACCTCCCCGTATTGGAGAAGTATGTGTAGCAATAGGATTATAACTTGGTAAGGGTTCATTATTATAATTATCAACAGCCTGTAAATAAGACACTACATTTAAAGTCGGATAATTAGAACTATAAATCATATTGCCATTTTCACTATATATTTCTAACCCACTTTTACCTGTAATTTCCCCTATGGCAGCATTACCAATATTCATAAACTCATATACTGTAAATGTACCTTCGGTTAAATTATGGTTAGTATTTACAATCTCAATAGAATATTTACGAATATCTCCGACAGGTAAATTATCTAAGAGGTCAAAGCGCATACGAGTATTCACATTATCATGAAGGTAGATAGCAACAATAGATAGAGGACTTTTACACGTATATTCCAAAGTAGATGCGGTATAAGTAGTTTTATTTACCATATACATTGCTGAAGACTCACCGTCTATCTGAATATCTCCACTTTCATTTTTAATATATATTCCAGCAGTCATTAATAAACTCCAAAATAAATGCGTAAAGGAATATCATTATTAGAAGCCCCATAATAATGGATATTAATGGTGTCCCCATTTTGAGAAGTAAGATATACAAAATGTTGATTACGTCTCATCGTTTTCCGACCATCAAGAGTGCCCCATGTGAGATAATCTGCACCACTATTATCAGGACTGAAGATATATCCTGTACCACCTGTCAACCTTGGATGTGTAACTGGATAATCATGGTGTCCTGTATTACGAGGGACCTCGATATATCCAAGTACCTTACCCACTACGTCGTTTAGATCTAAAATAATTTCAGCATTTTGATTAAATACTTGTAAACCTTGTGGCACTTTAAACTCCTTAGTCTTACGTTTTTAAAAAAGCACAAGACCGATAATAATAAATAAAATTATTACTGCTACAGCAATTAATCCCATAAACCCATCTTTACTCGCATAACATTATTGTCGTCATAAATGGTAATTAAACTACCTGTAAGTACCATTCTAGCTCCATTAGGCTTCGCTGGATCCTTAAGGGTAGTTATGGTTCCAAGATTGGCACTAATGGCGCTTAGACTTGTTGCATTGATTTTGTCTGCGTTGATGTAGCCAATAGATGCATTGTCTAAATACAGACCAGCAGGAATCACCGTGCCGTTCGGCAAAGTTGTTGAAGTTGATTGATAAGTAAATGCGTATTTAGGCGTTATGGTACCTGTGACTGTGGATGGTGCGCCGATTGCAAATCTGTTTGCCTGAACAATGAAATCAACTGTCTTGCTATCATTCTCAATACCAACGCCACCGACCAAATTGCCTGATTGTAATTTCAAAGTTGCTCGCGCAGTCAAGCCATCAATTGATTGCTGTTGAGATTGAATCGACGATGTATGTCCGCCTACAGTCGTTGTTAGGTTTGTGATGCTTGTGGCTTGTGTAGAAATCTTTCCGTCGATAGTAGTTACTTTGGCATCCAAAGATGTTAAGGCCGACGCTTCCGCTTTATTGGCAAGACCATCACTCAGAGTCTTAATGTCTTGCGACCAAGTACTCCAAGTTGAAGCGCTCGCACTACGGCGTTCCGCAGTAAGCTTAGAGTCAGTACCGCGTGCAATTTGAATGATTGGGCCGCCTGTCGCATCACTGTAATAGACATAAGTTTCTAACGAGACGTATGTGCCCATTCCAGTCAAGCCGATTGTCGAAGCTTGCTTGAACTCACGAACAATGCGTTTAGGGTAATTTGTCCAATACCATGATGGTGGTTGGTTAGTAGAACGAGTGTCCGTAACCTCAACATCTTTCAACAATCCATTAACCGAACTATTCAAAGACGTAATGCTAGAACCTTGAGAGGTAATGGAGCCTTCAGTTACAGTTACTCGGTTTGCCAAATTCGTTAAAGCTGAGCTATCCGCCTTGCTTGTTAATGTGCCGTTAATAGTTGTGATGCTATTGTTTAACTGAGTGATCGAATTACCTTGGCTTGTAATCGTTCCTTCAGCCGTGCCAACACGGGTAGTAAGTGAAGATAAAGCATTGGCTGTAGCATCGTTGGCAGCAATTGCATCAGCATCCTCAATGATGAGGTAATCAAGCTCCGTCATCCCCGCTGCATTTGAATAGTTACCAAGGAATTGAACGCTTAAAAATGCAGTGGCATTTGGCATTTGACGAGGCGCTGCTAGTGTCCAACTGCCTGTTGCAGCTCCTGCCGAACGTCCTTTGACGTATACAGTCACTTCTTGCCAGACGTTGTTTGCAGGGCTTTGATTGATCACAAAGTAATTTGAAGAACCAAAGTCAGTAGACACGGTGTTGCTTGAGTTAACATGCGAAGTGCCATCAGAGGCCAAGGTGCAAACTGCACAGTAGACTGTTCCTGTGCCACTGAGACGGCGGTATCTAGCGCGAATACGATAAGTCTTCGTTTGATCAAACGGCATTTTTGCTTTTGATCTTGCGTTTACGTGGTCGTTACCCGCGTTATTACCAAAGCGATAGACTTTTCCGCCAAGCGCTGTTGTGTCATCAGCTCTTGCGACTTCGCCATTTTTGGTCCAGTAAATCCATTCGCTATCAGGATCCACATCAAGCGATGCAGACATAGTGATGCCATTCGCTACATTTTTAAGATTCGCGGTTAGGCTAGTGATTGAAGATGTATTTGCTGTGATTTTGCCTTCGGCAGTCGTTACACGGCTGTCAAGATCAGTAACGGCAGAAGTGCTCGCTTTGGTATTTAAAGCACCGTTAATGCTTGTGATACTGTTGTTTAGCGTAGTGATGCTATTACTGTGAGAAGTAATGGTGTCACCTTGCTGTGTAACAGTATTTGTTAAATTGGTGATGGCTGTTGCGTTGGCAGTAATCTCTGTAGAAACATCTAACAATGATGGCTCTACAATTGCTGAAATACCATTCGTTGCAAGATCGGCTTCTGCAATTAAGCTTGCAGACCAACCCTCAGACCAACTATCAGGTGGAGTTGTATAACCGATTTCTGCATCAATATTAAACTTAGGATACTGCCAGTACGCGTTAGGCGCTTGAGAAGTTAAGATGACGACTACTGTGCTGTTACGAACGCCTAAACGAACACGAACTGGTAATGTGCCTGAGTTCACTACTCCATGTTGAATAATTGAAGTGCCATTATAAGCGTAACCTCCAATGTTCAAATTGATATCAGTTTTGCCACCTAAGTAGTTATAACCGGTAAGCGCAAGTCTAAACATCTTACTTGTGAAAGTAATAGGCGTTTGAATTACGATGTTTCCGACGATGTTTGCACCGTTTTGTTGGTGAACTAATACCCCTCTGAACAGTTTCGCCGCCCCAGTACCGCCCTGAATTTTAGGCAATGCAGCGTTTGCTGTATTGGTAGTAACGGCTAGATTATTAGTCAAGGAAGTAATCGAGCTACCTTGAGAGCTAATGTTGCCCTCAGCGGTCGTCACTCGATTTGATAATGAACTTAGAGCGGATGCGTCTGCTTTCTGTGAAAGCGCGGCATTAATGTTGGTAACGCTATTGTTTAAAGTGACAATATTGTTAGATGCAGAAGTAATACGGCCATCAATGTTAGTAACTTTAGAATCAAGCGTGCTCAAAGCAGACGATGTGGCTTGCAAGTCGCTTGCTAATTTTTTATTGCCTGTGATGTTGCGAACTTGGATATTCGTTACATGCCATAGTTGAGCTGCCGCATCTGCCGCCGCAATGCTCACTTGTAACCAAGGGCGAATTTCAACCATTCCATTTGGTACAGTGAAATACCCCTCGACCATGCCCCACGCATTTTTATCAGTCGATTTAACGGCCACTGTGTACCAAGACCACGTTCCCGCACTATTCCTCACACTAAAACCAATTACAGCCGAAGCTGTCGCTGAAGTATTTGGCGTAGCGAGCCATGCTGAGGCATAGAACATATCGCCAGCATTGCATTTAACAAACGGGCCAAAATATGTATCACGGCTATTAAGTTTTAATGCCTTTGGTGATGGTGGATTTGGTGCTGCATCTGTGGCATCGACAATTACACCAGCCGTCCAACCATTCTTTGGATCAATAAAATCAGGATTGAGAATAAGATTCGACAAATCATTATTCGCAAGCGTGTTATTTAGGCTTGTAATCGAGTTGCCTTGACTTGTGATATTCCCTTCCGCTGCAGTTACTCGGTTAGAAAGAGTATTAACCGCAGAGGCATCGGCTTTGTTTGTCAAAGTCCCATTAATTGAGGTAACACTATTTTTCAAGTTGGTAATGTCTGTACCTTGACTTGTAAGTGTATTGCCCTGCTGCGTAACGGTGGAAGTTAACGAGGTTAGAGCTGCCGAAGTTGCAAAGCTGCTGTCGGCATCGGCAGTTGTAAGAACTGGTGAAACTTTGAAACCTTGCGCCTCCCACCAACCGGCTGTGCCCGTGTGACCCAACGCAATACCGAAGCGTAACTGCTGAATAGTGCTATTAGAAGTAAAATTGGCAGTAGTAGATACGAAATACCAATTTCCGTCTTTAGAGGGAAATTGTGCAATAGGAATACTTACGGTGCTATAGCGTGATGTTGTCCATAAACCATCGGCATACCCATACATAACCGGAATGCTTAACGAACCGTTGGAGTCGGAAGAACAACGAACCCAGAAGCTAATACGGTATGTTCGATCGTTAGGGACCGCGCTTAAGCTATAGTTAAAGCAGTTCACAGGAACTGTCGTGTCCTTGCGGAAAACCGTATTGGCAACTTTGCCTGTTGTCGTAGTTTTGAAGTACTGCTTCATGTCATAGCCGTAATGGCTAATCCACTTCTCTGGGTTTGCTAGGTTGTAATCTGGGATTAATGAATCACTATCAAGTGAAGTGATAGAGTTTGTTAGCGAAGTAATTGAATTACTTTGGTTTGTTAATCCATCTTCGGCATTCGTCATGCGAGTAGAAAGACCACTTAGAGCAGTGTTGGCAGCCGCAATACCACCTTCAGCAGTCGTCATGCGCGAGCCAAGCGCCGTGATTGAATTTGTAGCCGTTGCTAAGCGTCCATCAACATCGGTAACTTTAGTATCTAAAGTTGTTAAAGCTGTTGCATTCGCTTGGTTACCCGCAATTGCCTCTGCGTCTTCTAAGATTAGATAATCTAACTCAACGATACCCGCCTGATTAGTGTAGTTCGCAAGGAACATTGGCGTAATGAAGCCCGCTTGTTGAGAAATAGTGCGAGGACTTGCTTGTGAACCTGAGCCAGTCGCGGCACCAGTCGAACGTCCCTTAAAGTAAGCAACTACCTCTTGCCATTGATCTAATGCAGGAGTTTGAGCATTGAGGGCATAGTTAGATGAACCCATGTCCGCGCTTAAGGTATTGCCAGTCGTAACGTAGAACGATTTATCTGGTGTCTTTTGAGACACGCCAATGTAAACAGATCCCGTGCCAGAACGACGGCGATATCGTGCGCGTAGTCGATATGTTTTAGTTGTATCAAATGGAATGAAGTTGTTTGGATGCATCCATACCATGTCATTGCCAGCATTGTTGCCAAGCTGAATGACACGGCCTGCTTGACCATCAGCTTGAGCGACAATCGCGTATTCACCCGGTGCATTAAACAAAGTCCAATCAGCAAAAGAATTACCAGCATTCATTGAAATACTTGAAGTGGCATTGCTTAAAGTTGAGCTTAAAGATGTGATGGCATTGGTATTCGATGTAACTTTGCCATCGACGTTTGTTACTTTCGTAGCAAGCGTTTGAAGTGCGGAAGCATCTGCTTTAGTTGATAAAGCTCCTTCGGTCGATGTCATTCGACTTTCGAGACTGGTTACTCGTCCAGCAGTTGCGGTATTTTGATTTGTGGCAGTGTTGAATAGATCAGTCGCTTTTGCTTGCGTTGAAATAATCATGCCGCTTGCATCAGTGCCAGCAATCCAAGTGGATGGAGCTGTGTTACTTCCAACTTGACGTTCGAGCATCAGCCGTTCGATGTTGATCACCTGACCAGCAGCTTTTGCAGTTGGGTTACCAATTAAAAGCATACAAACTGCTGCGCCACCCGCAGGCACAGTAAACACACCGCTAAAACGAGTTAAAGTGGCGGTAATGCTAAAGCGCTGACGGATGCTATCTGCATTGTAGAATTGCCATTCAATCGGATGCGGTGGTGTTCCACCTACAGTCTTAGCAACAAAGCTAAATACATATTTGCCTTCATTAAGCCATTGGCGGGGAACTTGACCGCCGCCAATGTTGAAGTAAGTTCCATTACCTGAAGATGCAGGCATTGTGAACTGGAAGGCACGGACGTTGACCGTATCTGGTGATTGAATGATTTCAAACGGCAATCCCGACGTCCAGTTAGTTGGTTTTTCTACTGGATTTGAAATCTCAGGGCCAAGAATATTTACGCCCTGATTTGGCAGACCATCAAAGCTGCTTTGTAAAGCTGTTAAAGCAGATGTATTGGAAGTAAGCTTTCCATCAATTAGAGTTACTTTGGAATCAAGTGAAGTAACTGCCGAAGCATCAGCCTTACTTGCGAGAGAACCGTTGATACTTGTAATACTGTTATTTAAAGAAGTAATCGAATTACCTTGAGAGGTAATCGTATTTCCTTGTTGTGTAACTGTATTCGTTAAGCTTGTAATGGCAGAGGCATTAGCTGCAATAGTGTCACGATAAGTTTTAGGAATCGTGTCATTTACTGCTGTTACATCAAATACTTCATATGATGCCAGTTTGACTTCAATCGGATTTGCGGACGTACCTGTTTGAGCACTTCTGACTGCTGCTCTAAAGTGACCTTGAATACTTGCAGTGGCATCTGGTCCACATGCGACTACAGTTAAATAAGTTTCAAACTTACCTGTACCGTCAATATTGCCGTAAATTTTTCGATAACCACCTGTACCAATATCATTACCAATGGCAACAAGGTAGAAGCCAACAGGCATCTTAATCACTTGCTTGATCAAGAAAACTTTATTAGGACCACCAACCAGCGTTGGTGAATTTGGAAGCCAACCAGAACCAAGACCTGTAACTGTTGAAGTAAATGTTAAAAGCATTTCGTTTGTGCTTGTGCTTGGGTTATCACTTGACTTGGCTTGGCGTGTAAAGCTAGAACCAGTGATAGGAGAATAAGCTGCTAAACCACCTGTTCCTGTAATGAACATTGGATCATCACGCAATGGTTTTCCAAGTGATTGCAGACGTGCTAGGTCGTTTACTTCATTAAGAGCATTGTTGGTTGTGGTCAGGCTATTGTTCAAAGCTGTAATCTGACCACTTTGACTAGTAAGATTTCCCTCTGTAGCGGCAACACGACTTGTTAAGCTGTTTACAACACTTGAATCGGCTTTGTTTGTCAAGCTCCCATTAATTGTCGAAACGCTGTTTTGAAGCGAAGTAATTGAATCACTTTGATTTGTGATTTTTCCTTCCGCTGTAGTCATACGTGTTGAAAGACCGCTTACAGCGCTGTTCGTACCAGTAATGTTTCCTTCGGCGGTGCTCATTCGAGAACTTAACGAAGTAATCGAATCTGTTGCGGTAGTTAACTTTCCATCAATGTTGTTGACTTGAGTTTGCGTGGTTTGAATTGCAGAAGCGTTAGCGTCTAATGAAGCTTTGATATCGCGTGGGCTTGGACTCCAAGCAGTTGCTTTTGTGCCAGCTTCGATTTGCAATTTACGAATTGTGGGAATACGACCAGTGCCATAGGTTCCGTAAAACTCAATAGTCGAAACAGTTGTGCTTGCTGTATGCGTTTTAGGATTTACTGTGACCGTGTATTTGATGAACTGGTTAGGAATGACAGCATTAACACTTGTGGTAAAAGTATGCGCAGAGCTATTTGAAGAATAAACCTGAACTGAGCCGATAACAGGTACACTCATCTCGAACGAAATGGTGATTGGCTTATCAAGGTTCTCGTCGTAGAAGGCTTTTAGTTCAGCGCTGCGCTCAAAGAGCAAATACTCTTTATTAGTTGCGGCAGTTGATGTACGCGGTCCTTCAGAGTCAGCTACGGTGTTTACACCACCAATCGTTAACTGAGAATTGAAAGTATTAATTGCACCAGAAGTAGCCGAATCAGCCTCAGTTTTTGTGTAGTAGTTGTTTAATGCAGTCGCTTCGGCTTTAGTTGAAAGTCCACTCTCAACGGTATTTACTCGTCCTTGAAGCGATGTAACGGCATTGGTATTCGTCGTTACACGGCCATCAATACTTGTAACTTTCGTATCAAGGGAAGTCAGTGCGGATGCATCAGCTTTTTTAGAGACGTTGTTGTTTGTGGTCGTTAAGTCATTGCGTAAAGAAGTAATTGAATTACCTTGGCTTGTAATGGTGCCTTCCGCATTGTTAACACGTGTGGTGAGATTATTAACCGCTGTTGCACTTGCATCTAAGGATGCATAAATAGCATTAAGATCGGCTGAACCCGCTACCCATGGTGACCCATCCTTATTGTCTCCCACATACTCTTCGATCATTAACTTGTCCATCGTTAAGATCGCACCAACAGGAGTCATTGAGGCAGATGAAGTACCGCCTGTATATAACAGAATCGAAGCTGTAACCCCATCCGCATGAATTGGAGAGGATAGGTATAAGTTATATTTAACTAAATCAGTCGTAAAAGATACGTTCTGAGTTTGAGTTGACGTCCATAACAACGTAACTGTCTGAACGTTTGTCCCGCTTTGGTTAAATACTCGTAGCGAGAAACGGCCGATGTAGCCAGCTACATCTGATTTCGCATAAAAACTAAATAATAATTTAGCTCCGCCACGTACAGCTACAGGTGCTTGTTTGCCATCGCTATAGTTGCCAATGTAAACATAGTTGCTAATATTCGCAATTAAGTTCTTGAAGTTATAAGCTTTTCCAGTTCTTAACGTTGAATCAATTAAACTAACTTCTACGCCTGATTTTGTAGCTGTATACGGTACAACCTGTGGGTCTGAGAAAGAAGCAATAAGAAGGTTTGCTCCCTTCCCGCTTAACTCAGACTTTAGAGAAGTGATCGCTCCTGCATTGCTTGTTACTCGTCCATCGATGCTTGTTACTTTTGAATCAAGAGTATTTAGAGCGCTTGAATCGGCCTTTGTCGTAAGAGCGTTATTGGTGGCAACTAAATCATTTTTAATCGATACAATTGCCGAGCCTTGGGCAGTAATTTGGCCCTCGGCAGTAGTTACGCGGTTTGTTAATGCGCTTAATGCTGTTGCGTCGGCTTTATTTGAAAGTGTGCCGTTAATCGAAGTCACACTATTATTCAACTGAGTAATTGAATTGCCTTGGCTTGTAATTGTCCCTTCTACGTTAGTTACACGAGTTGTAATGCTGCTGATTGCTGAAGCATTGGCATCTAGTGCAGTCTTGATAGCACCGAGATCTGCTGGCCCCGCCGTCCAAGTTGAAGCAGGTTTATCATCGCCGATAGACTCTTCTAACATCAACATATCAATGAGAATGCGTGAGCCAGCAACGTTGTATGAGCTGTTGCCTGTACACATAAAGGTAAAGGCAAAAGCATCAACTGGAGCTGTTACAGCTTTACAGGTAACTGTGCCACCATCATTTGAAGGAGTTACTCTTGAGTTGCCAGTCGCTTGGTTTTGCAGTGTAGCCTGACCAGTTGAAATAGTGCCGTCTGCTGCACGTCTGAACCAAAGTAATGAGAAATAAACATCAGCTTGCTTAGTGGCATCAAGATTCTTCAGGTATGCACTGAGCATGTAGCGCTTACCGCCAGTGATCGACCCTGCCGCAGTTGTGTTTGCGGTTCCTGACGACGCAGAGCCAAAATAAATATTTCCCGCTACTGCCGTAAATGTGACGTCGTAAGCTTTTCCTTTGACGCGCATTGTTGAATTTACCAATGCAACAGTTCTGGAAGCTCCAAGAATGTTTGTTGATAATTCTTGAGGATCAGAATAAGGCGCAATAATATTGTTAATGCCCTTACCAGAGCTTAAGTCTGATCTTAGAGATGTAACTGCTGAAGCTGCCGCTGCCGCATTTGTAACTGCTGTATTAGCTGTCTGTTGAGCCGTAGCCGCAGAGCTAATAGCATCGGCTGTCTTACCTTCATTCGTTGTTAATCGAGAATCGAGCGAAGTAATTTTTGAGGTATTTGCGCTTGTGTTAGTGGCATTTGTCGTAATTTGTGTTTGCAAAGTAGACAAAGTGCCATTGGTGCTAGATTTGTAAGTTTCGATGTTACTTAACAGTGCCGTATCTTCTGTCTTACGTTGAGTTGTTTCAGTTGTGAGGCCGTCATTCAGTTGCGAAATCGCAGTTGTACGCGTACTAGTTTCGTCTGCAATCTTTTGATTTAGTTGATTTGTCGAGGTTGTTAAGTCACTTGCAACTTTAGAAGCCGCTGTTGCTGCATTAGTGGCGGTTGTTTGAGCATTTGTTGCGGCAGTGTTGGCTGTAGCTGCTGCTGAAGTTGCACTTTCGGCCATCGTTTTTGCAGTATCTGCTGCTGTTTTTGCATTTACGGCTGCATTACTAGCGGTTAAGGCTGTGCTTGCAGCTTGGTCAGCAGTGTTTTTGGCATTCGTTGCAGTAACACTTGCTTCGCTGGCAACTTGTTGAGCAGAAGCGGCCTGACTTTGAGCAGATGTTGCTGCATTTTTTGCGTCTGTGGCAGATGTTTGAGCATTAGATGCTGCCGTCTGCGCTTTGGAAGCCGCTGTTTGAGCGCTGTTTGCCGCTGTTTGGGCATTAGCGGCAGCTTGTTCTGCCGCCTCTGCTACATTAAATGTATTCTCAATTTTACCTTGAAGCTCTTGAGCAAGGTCGCTTTCGGCAATATGTCCAGAGATAAGATCCAATACAGCATCAGGGTCAGCAATAGTCGTTCCATTAACCCATTCAGACCATACCCCCACATTACCAATTTTATCTACAATTCGACCACTATAATATTGGATCAAATTTGGCTGTAAGCCTTGAACTTTATGAGTATTAGTTGGATAAGCGAACTGGCCTAGTGGTGCTATATTGCTTACACCATCTGGTGAAACACGAATTTCAACATATGCTGCGTCTTGAGCCCCTACATTGGGAAAACTCCAATCCAACTGCATACCAAACAAAATACCAGTGGCACGGATATATTCAAGTTTAGGGGGTAAACCCTTTTTACCTACTAATTCAGTAATTGATGAGTAAACCGGTAATGAGGAAACTTCAAATGCTGAAATTGCAGTAACACGTGCTTGATAATTTCCTGAATAAACTCCTTGTACTTCTAAAGAGTTATTTCCTGTGAGCGGTAAACGAATCCAAGAACCATTATCTTTACGCCATTCAACAAGATATTTAACTGCACCTTTTGCCTGTTTCCAAGACAAAATCATTGTTGTGATATTAATACCTTGATTAACTTTGTTTTCACTTGTAATTAAAATATCACTTACAGGATCTTGAATAGTTGGATTAATAACTGAGATGGGTACTTCTTCAAAATAAGCACCATTATCTATTTCATCAAATTTCTTAGGATTATATTGAATAGCGTTAATCGTAAATTTATTTTGCTCTTCTTGACGAATTGAAATAACCCGGAATTTCATTGTTGCTAAATCTTGAGCATCAATTACCCAAATATTTTCCGCGGCGATTGAACCTAACTCGAATGGTAAAGTTACTGTAATTACACGACCGTTTATAGATTGAATAACTCTAGTCTGCGCTTTCCCATTTTCACCATTAACAACTAAACGATCACCAGGCTTAGCAACGACATCATCACGATCAATTGTTAGATTAAATCTATCTTCAGAAATTGCAGATACACGTCCCCCATTAGCACGTCCAGCAAAGAGTTCATCCGCAATCTCAATAACTCGACCAGGCTGTGGGATCCATCCATCTAGGCCAACTTTGAAAGTTACAGTTCTTGTTTCAGACTGTTCAGACTTTAAAGCCCATAAACCAGCACGCTGTGCTTGTCCTCGTGAAGTACAGCCCCATGCGTTTAAATCTAAAATACGTACTTGACCAGAATCTGAAATTGCCTGTTCATCTCGAACATATTCATATTCAGTTTTATAATGATTAGCTGGGTTATCAAATGCAACTTTTACAACATTATGACGATCACGAGCGCGCGTACCTGAATACTCAAATTCTCCAATCACATTCGCGCGGGTATACGTAAAATATGTATCTTGTGGAATATCTGCATCACAGATAATACTGTTTCCGTCCCAATAAGAGATTGCTCTAAAAATTCCAGCTAATTTTTTTAAGATTTCATAAGCTTCCTCTGCTCTTTGCAAGTAAACGTTACAAGTAAAACGTGGTTCCTGCCCTCCTTGGCCATCAGCTACAGATTCATCACAATATTGCCCAAGACGATATAAAGACCATTTGTCGATCATAAATGGTGTAAGACGATCACCTAAACCATACCGATCTGAAGTACAAATATCGTAATAAACCCAAGCTGGGTTATTTGAATATGCACTAATAAATGTACCATCCCACATTCCAGCATATGTTCTAGAAACCGGATTATAGTTGGAAGGGAGTTTAATTTTTGTACCCTTACATTCAACAGCAATTTTAGCAACATTGTTAAAGGTCTCTGCATCATATTGCAGGCCTAATAGGGCTGTATTCGGATAGCGCAGTTTTGCATCAATAACCTCAGTGACAGCTTCAATATACATTTTGTCACTGACATACTCAGAGGTTGAGTTAGGTGTAAGACGGCGAACACGAATAAGCCAATCTGAATCAGCTTTTGGTAAGTTAATACGATGAGCACGCTCATAATTTGCGGAAGTTTTATCAGAGATTTTTGTTTTTAAAACTTCTGTCCAAGGACCACCATCAGTTTGTAATTCCACTGCGTACTCAATGGTTACTCCTGAAACATCTCCACTCGTAGCATCTTGAGTTCGTAAAGGACCCCATTTAAGTCGAATGCGTAAAGCATCTAAATCTAAATTTTTAAAAGACTTAACCCATGGGGTACCCGCTTTTAATTCGACATCAAGTGCAGTTTCGCTCTCAACAGCAGGAAAGCCTTCTATATAATCTTGGTCATTTGTTCCTGAACGAAAATCAACTTTTACACTTTCAAAATTTAATTTGCCATTGTTATCTTCAAGTGGTGTATTTTCAAGCAAGATAGACTTATTACCGTTTGCTAAGCCTTCAATCTCACCCTCTGCAAGGCCATATAAAATATTTATGCGAGTTTTTGACTGTGCAGAATCAGGAGCGATATTTGGTTGTCGCGCTTGTCCGCTTCCTTTTTTTGAACCTTTTACAATTGACATAATAAATCTCACGCATAAAAAAGGCGCTTATAAGCGCCTATAACAAAATCTATTTTTTGATTAAAGTTGGTCTTCAGGATATTGACCTGCACTGATAATAAATCCACCAATTTCACGCTGACCATACAGAACAGGTACAGGATTTCCTTGAGCTACTGTTGTTACAGCACTACCAAAACCTTTATTTGCTCGGTTACCATCTCGATTTTGGTCTTGAGTATTATCAATTTTTGGCATGAGCATTTGTGAGACACCCCCCATCATCATACCTACTCCCATACCAACAGCCCAATATTGACCCGTATAGCTCCCAACAACGACCATAACAGCACCAAGGATCGTCTGAAAGACGCCATTACCCCCAGCACCTACAACACGAGGCACGATATGAATCGTATCTGCTTCAGTACTCATATCTAATTGATCTACAGAGATATTATCTCCTGTAATCTGCTGTTTCGAATCTGCGTCATAAATTGAAGATTGTTTGTTTTTATATTTAGAATTCTTATTATTTAAAAATACGGCAAATTTAAGTCCAGACTCATGAGCACGTAACATAAAACTTTCAAAACCCGGAACTTGAACTGATAATGCACGCATAGCTTCACGAGTATTCACAACATCTAATTGAAATTGCTTTCCAAATTTTTCAGCTAATACACCATATAGTTTGATTGTTTTTAACATGAGATTATCCTGGATTTAATAAAGGAGATATTCAATCGAATATCTCCTTAAATTTAAAATTAGAGAGCTTCTGTTGGAGCTTGAGCTTCTTCAATTAAAATAGAGAACCCTGTTTCTCGGTTATACGTTAGGACTAAATTTTCAAGCGTCATACCTTTATTGAATTGAATAGCATTCACCTGATTACTAAATTGAGTTACGAGTTCTGCTTCCAGTACTGAAACTTGTTTTGCTGCTTGAGTTGCCATTGAAATTACCTCTTTAGAAAATAAAAAACCTGCGAATGCAGGTTTTAGGGATTTTGCCTTGCGGCGGTTTAATTCATTTTTTTGTGTCTTAAAATCTTCACGGTTCGATCTAACCATTGTGGCCCATAAATCTCTCTTACAGACTTACGCCCATAAGGATGATGAAGAATTAGAGATGAACCAATACATGATTCTGTTTGTTCAGATTTAAATCGTCCTTGGTCACCCAGCCAGATTAATGCATGATTAGGATGCTCTGTGCGCCCTACTCTACAAATAAGCATGTCACCATATTTAGGTTGTGATACTTCATAAAAACCAGCTTGTTCATAATTTTCTAAATATAGTGAAGGATGATCTTGTTGTTCCCACCAAGCATCATCTCGATCAAAATCAATTAATGAAATATCGAGTTCACGGCTATAAAAATCACGGATTAATGAATAACAATCTTGCCAGCCATGGTAATAATTGCGTCCTACAAGCGGTGCTTTATAGCCAGATGGTTCATATATTTGAAAATCGATATTTGGATACGAGCAGATTACCCAAGGTTTTTTATGTACTTCAATTTGTGTTAAGTCTAATTCCGAAGCACGTGTAGTTCCATCTGGATGACTATGAACATACGCCTGAATTTCACCTTGATCTTCAATCATAGTTAAATCTTCAGGATGGATTTCAAATTGATCATTTTGAGTAGAGATATTACGACAAGGAATATATTGGCGATCTACAACCACACCACAGCATTCAAGTGGATAGCATTCATCAGCATGCACCATAATTGCTTTTTTAATTTTTGCTGAAAGTTTCATAATGGACCTGCTTTACATCAAGTTTGAAGCTGGAAAGCCGCCGTAAGATAAAGGCTGGGTTTCACCAAAATGCAAACGACAATCTCGTAAACGACCTCCACACTTATCTTGGGCTGGGTCATCAGTGAGTTCACCTTTTTCTGTATACATTGCCGTGCCTGTATAGCCACACTCTTCACCTCGATAACGTCCTTTACAAGCCCACTCGCAAAGTGAAGTAATCTGCCTAACAGGAATTTCTCGCCCTTCGTTATCTATCGGATTAGAAAGTTCAAATGTGACTTGCTGAGCATTTTCAGAAGTTTTCTGTTCTATGTACCAAATTTGTTCTTTTGATTCATTTGCTGCATTTGTATTACCAGCAGAAAAGTTTAATGCGTCTAGATATTTAGCCATTGTGGTAATGACTTTTAATTTAGCATCAGCAAAATCTTTAAATTGTAAACAATAAGCTGAAACAGCTCCTTGAATACCATTAATATTATTTGCAATTGCCAAAGTTGGACTAGATGCTTTTCCATCTGAACGCAACTCTAATTCAGAAACTTTAATTGCTAATGGTTCATAAGTTTCACCCTGCCAAATGATATTTGGCTTCCATTCACCATTATCTTTAAAACTAGCATGGCCATGAAATCGTAAAATACCCGCACCAAGATTTCTTGCATCTAACTCATAAAGAGTAATTATTCCATCTACTTCAAGTTTTTGAAAATCACTTACGAGAGACATTTTAATTTCCATAAAAAAAGCCCCTTTTCAGGAGCTTATAAGTGAATAAATATTAGGGATAATAAACTTGGGTAAATGTTGTACTAATGCGCCACCAACCACCGCCTAAATGGACAGGCTGATATTCACCCACTTTTACACGTACTTCACCATCTAACGGCGAATCCCAAAGGAATGATTTTGCCCCCTTGTGAAAGTCAAAAAAGTTTTTGATCTCTATAATATTGTTTTCAATATCAGTTTTAGTGTATTGCCACTGACGAGAACAATTATTAATACCTACACTTACGGTTTGTTCATAACCATCCCCAAAATTCGTATTTAAGACATTAAATGTATTTTTTTGGGAATTACCATCTAAATCTTGAGTCCAAGTAAACTTAAGTGTACTCATAAAATATTCCTAAAATATATAGAGAAGCTATTTAAATATTTATTCACATAATATTTATGTGACAAATAAGTTATTACTTAACCTATTAAAATAAAAATTAAAAATAAAAGACCAAATGAGATTTATTAGAATAATTTAAAGCAACTATTAAGCTTAATTTCATAAAAAGCTGAAAATTTCAAAATAAGAGTATTAGAAATAAAAAAGCTAACTTTAATTCTAAAGTTAGCTTTTAATCTTTGCATCGAAATTACATTTCGACCATCTTAGTTACACTATACTTTAGTTTTCAGAAGAAAGAAACTATAAATTAATAAATTTGATTTAAAATATTTAGTTCAAATTATGTCTAATTTAATAATCTCATTAAGCTATTATTTTTTAGAACTAAGTTGATACTTTTTAACCACGAATCGCATTATATAAAATCCGACCTTGACGTAATTCTTGAAGTAATACTTGTCGAATTGTATTCCCAAGCACTTCTCCAACTAATTTATATTGCCCAGATGAGTCGACCTGACTACTACCATCTGAGTTTACTGTCACATTTACTGAAACAGGAGCATTAATTGCATTTCCCGTTGGAGGTAGTTCAGCAAGTTGAGGCACGATAATTTGACTTGATTCTGTTTGAGGCAACTCACCTGTCTGGTTCATATAATGAAGATTATCCAAGCCAATCTTTTTAGCTGAAGATTGCTTAATCATGAACTCTTCATTGGAAGCCCAAATAGGAATACTATCACTTAAACCATTTCCCAAGCCTCTAATTTGTCCACCAGTTGCAAAGCCTTGAATCGTTTGTGCTGCCATAATACCAACAGAAGCATAGCCAGTAGCTCTTACAAAAGCAGCTAAGAATGAGCCATATGCCCCTCCTTGTGCCAAGGCTTTAGTTGCACCTTCTTCAGTATTTACAATTGCTTGAGCAATTGACGCTGCTTTTGAAGCTAAAAACATCGTTTTATACAAAGCATTCGATTTGCCTGCCGACTCAGCGACCATATTGGCCATCTGATCGAATACTTGTCCAGTCATGCCCGCAATTTGTGAATAAACCTGTAACTTTGTTTCAAATTGCTGCTGAGTTAAATCAGCTTCACGTTGTGCATATTCTTCATCTAGAGCTGATTTCGCTATAAGATATTCCTGATGCGCAGCTAATAATTGAGCACTACGTTCACTTTCATCATCAGTTGCTAAAAATATACCTGCGCGCTGATCGCGGTAATCTTGATCAATAGAACCATTTGCAACATTATATTGATTTTGCAATGAATCCCATGCAGCTTTATTCGGATCACGTTTTGTAGATACGACATCAAGACTTTTTATAGCGTGGTCTTCCATTTTCTGGTTATTCTTAGTGAGTACATCGGCTATTGCCATGTCCTTCGCTTGTAATAACTTGTCACGTGTTTCTTTTGTCAGCTGTGAGTTTTTTTGAATTTCATCGCGCTCAAGTTTATAACGGTTTAATACAATTTCTGTCTCACTCATATAAGCGGCGATAACGGCTTGGACTTGTTGCTGTTCTTCTTTTTTAACGGCTTCGATTTCAAGGTTCTTTTTACGATCTAATGCATCTTTTATTTTCAAAGCATTTTTAGATTTTCCATACTCATAATCAACATTACTATCGATAAGTGATTTTTGATATGTATAATTTTGCTCAATTTGTTTAATTCGATCTGTCTCAAAAGAAAAGTATTGATTAAATTCATTCTCCCTATCAGCTTTAAATTTCAAGACTTGCGCATTATATGAAGCATTTTCTTGGTCAATTAGCTTTTGAAACTCAGGGGTACCTCCATGAGTTTCAGTAATTTGATCAATACGACCTTTATGCTCTTTTGAAAACTTTTCCTCTGGTGTTGCATAAATTGCAACAACATTAGCTTTTTTAATCACTTTTTCTTTATTTGAAGCAATAAGATTTTCTGCAGTTTTAAGCTGATCAGCTTGAGAAGGATTAACCATCGAATCATCAACGGTAGAACTATTGTTAGCTCCAGCTGTATATTTTAACGCCGTTTTCGGATAGTTCTGCATTTCTCTTGCTTTAGCAGGCGATAAATACAATTTGCCATTTATAACTTTATGACCGCTTTTGTTTTTAACTTGGCTTGAAATTCTACCTTCTTTAAATGCTCTTGTTCCGGCAACTCCTCCATTATACGCCATTAATGCATCCGACCAGTTACCAAACGCTTCATATGCTGTTAACAATTCTTGAGAAACGGCTTTAGTATAAGCAGCATCGGAATACCCACCAGCTTTTAAAATTTTAGCATGTTGTCTACGAAAAACTGAGGTTGTTTGAAACGGTCCTGTTGCGCCTGTCGGACTTGTAAGATTCTTACCACCAGATTCGGTAGCAATTAACCCTGTTAAAAGACCAGCAGGAAGCCCTTCCTTTTTTGCAATTTCTTCTAAATTATTTTTAGAAACAAACAGCCTTGCTCCATTAATTTTTTCCTTGTCGTTAGTATTAAAATTATAGTTTTTACGTTCAAAATCACCCTTGAGAATTCTTAACTGATTACCATCAAGAGTTTTACCTGTATATCCCAATCCAGCTTGTTCACGATAATTTGCAGCGTGTTCTGCCTGTTCTTTTGACCAACCTGCTGCCATATTGGCTTCAATATATTTTTGACGTTGCTGACTAGTCAGAATATTTGTTAGAGCATCACGTTGCTTTTGAGAATACGCATTCCATTTATCAGGCATAATACCCAGTAAACGAGCCTGATTTTCTAAAGCTACATTTAGTTCTCCCTGAGCTTTACTATTTTGCTCAGTTGATCCCGATAAGGCATCAACTCTTATTTTTTGCTCGTCTACTGCTTTTTTCGCATTATCAACTTTATCAGCAAATAGTACTGCTGTGGATATTTGTTCTTTTGTATAAATACCTAAAGTAGCCATACCATCAGCAAAATCAGAAGCAGAGATTTTTCCATTTTTAAATCTTTGAACTAGATCATCGATTACTTTAACAGCTTGCTGGCTATTTGCAGACTCATAAGCAATCCCAACAGCGCTATCATAAAAGGCCTCTTTCGCATCTTGATAAACTTCATTTTTGTCTTTAAGTTTATTTTGAGCTTCATAGACGAAAGCTTGTTTTTTCGCAACACTAAGACTATTGTAGTGATTAATTAATTCTTTGAGTGATACCTTTTGTTCATCAAAGGAATCCGTTGCTTCCTCGGTTTTTCGGGTCATTAAATAATAAGCACCACCAGCAACTACTGCTTGAAGAGCAAGCATTGCAATACCAGCAGGCCCCCCAAGAAATGCCATAGCTCCTCTTAATACCCCCATAGCGCCTGCTGTTTGTAAAGAAACCCCTGCCATACGTGCAAGAGCTATTTCATAGCGAATAGCTTCAACTACTCCCATAGCAAACTCTTTAGCTACCATCGCACCCTGTACTGCAAGTTTAACGCTTAGTGCAGCCCCTAAACCAACCGCTGCTGCAGTAATAGTATCCATATGAGAAGTGACAGCAATGAATACAGGCATGATTCCATTGACCATAGTGGCTTGAAGACCCTGCCATTGCAAATCCATGATTTGTAAGTTTTCTTTAGCTTGTGATAATTTTTTTATCATGGCGTCATCCATGATAGCTCCAGCTCTTTGTGCTGCATCACCCCATTTTTTAAATCCTGCGCCACCATTTTCGAGTAGAGGAATTAACGCGGTCGAGTCTGAAATAAGGGCTTCCATATAAAACTGCATACTCTCCTGACTAACATTTGCTTTAACAAGAGAATCATAATAAAGCTGTAATGCATCTGGGCCTGAAAGTTTTTGGAATTGAGCAATTGTTACACCAACTTGCGGTGCAATGTTTTTAAAGAAATCAGCTAATGGACCACCTCCGGTCTGTTGGAAATTGCCGATATTTTGTTGCATACCTTTCATCTGGTTTGCAAATTTATCCATGCTAATTCCTACAGTTTCTGCACCCTTTGCGTAATATTGAAAAGACGAAGTACTTGTATTGGCTAGCTGAGCCAGCTTTTTGATTTCACTACCTGTGTCAATTACACGTGTTACGGTTGACGTGAGTCCGGCAACAATCTGGTTATTCATGAAATCACTGACAGATTTCATGGTAGAGCCAATTGTTTTAAAACTTTGGCCAATAGTCTCACTGGCTGATTTCGCTTTACGTTCTGCCTGGTTAATAGGCTCAATAAAATTAACAATATTAACAACTAAGTCTATGTTCAGAATTCCCAAATTAGTTGCGGCCATACTTATCTCCAGGCAAAAAAAACGACCTTTCGGTCGTCAATGATTAAATTATGATTTAACTAGATTTCAAGTTACTGCTTTGCTAAATTGGGCATACTTTACAAATACTAGAGTTAATCAAGGCAATGAAACAAAAATTATTACTGCTATCTTCATTTTTTTTAATTAACCATTCTTTTGCAGTAACAGTAGATGATTTAGAAACAAAATCGATATTCCGTACATTTTATCCATCTATGTTTCATGCTACTTTTGAAAGTAAAGATGAAGAAGAAATTAAACTTCCCCATATTGGAATCGAAGAAAATGGTGAAGAATATTTAGCCATACTCCATCCCGCAGAAGCCTTTAAAAATAACTCTGGTGAAGATAGATATTTAATTTTTGTTGAAAAACGTGAAATTGGTAAAGCAGTAAGTGAAATTGAAAACGGAAAACTTGTCGAAAAAAGTTCGAACTTCTATGAATTTAGTGAAGGTTGTCATGCTTGTGAAGGTAATGCTGACCTATTGATTTTTAATAAAAATAATAAAGATAATTTTGATTTAGTCTCTAAAAATAGAGATTCATATACCCCACCAAGTCAATATGGAATTATTAATCTAAATATTGAAAATCTAGCTTCAAGAATTGTCAAAATAGGTAAAAATGATGTCGGTTTCTTCGACGACTCATATACCTATTCAAATTATGGTGGATCAGATACTTTACTGCATCTTATTAAATTAGGCGATGATACTATTCAAGGATACAATATTGATATTATTGAAGGAAGTAATGAAGGCACTTACGACCAAAACTCACCTTTAAATTATAGCTTTAAGGGTGAATATAGAATTAAAACGGATCAACCTGATTTAAATAATTACCCTATTGAAATTAAATTCAAAGGAGATATTTTAGATGAAAAAACAGATAAATTTGTTAAATATAATAAAATCAAAACATATCAGTTTAATAGTTCAAAATATATATATAGCATTACATCAGAAAAAAGTTATTAATTTATTTTAAAAAAGCACTTTTAGAAAAGTGCTTTTTTAATTAGTTATAATTAGCGTGACGTTTTTATTTTTTGCATACGCTCTTGCTCAAAAGTAAGAGCTGGTGGTTTGTCGAAGTGTGGTAAATAATCATAAATTTGAAGTCCCTTTACACCCTTGGATGACGCAAACATGAGCTTCATTTCTGCCATCACTTCTTCTAAACGTAAACCTATGTTGAGACTACCTCTTTTTTGTCGGTAGGCTGCCCAGGTTCTAATTTCTTTGTGGGTGAAGGTTGTTTTGACTTCTTCAATTGATCTTGAGGTTGCGATTGCGATTTCAATGAGGAGTTCTTCTCTGTCGTCGATTTCAATGTCTGCTTTCCCATGACATTAATTTCAACAATTTTAACCCAAATGATATCAACTAATGCTTGGCTAAAGTGTAATCGTACTTCATCCTCAGTGAAAGTAGGAACACCATCTTCATCTGTAATACAACTTGCTAAAATACCTGCCAGAGCCTCTTTATTTTCTCCGTATGCTTTCATATTTGCTACAGCAGATTGATAGTTAAAAGGCTTAATATAGGTTGTAAACTCTGATTCTTCACCATTTACCAAAACTTGGACTGTTACTTGTTCTGGCTTACCAAGCAAAACGCCTGACTTGATTTGATCCGCACTTAGTTTCTTCATTTTTTAATTTTCCAAAAGAAAATAAGCCTGCTAAGCAGGCTTATTAATAATGCTAAAAAACCTTAAACGGTTTTCAATGTATCGAAAGCTGGGGTTTGGCGCTTCATTGGAATAGTATGGTTTACCAATGAGTCTTTATCGAAAATTGGCGGACCTTTTCGTAATTGGGCTTGAAATTGTGTCCAAGAACGACCTTGTGGCACTGTAACAACATCGCCCTGTAAAGTAGGTGCAACCGTACCATCCGCCCATCCCACGAAAACATCAACTTTTGCTTTGTTTTGTGCCAAATTCAAAATCGTGACATGGGTTTCATTTTCAGGATCAGTATTGATTTTCAAACTACCTTCACCTGGTTTAACCAAACCATATTCTGAAGTTGAAGATTCACGTTCTTCCATACATGTTGTTTCAATTTCAGTAACACTATCATCGCCTACCGACAATTCAGTAATACATTCAATTTTAGTTAATACAGCTGGTGAACCATGTTTCACCCATGTTTCAGTACCTTGTGTTAATACGCCCATGATTGGACTCCTTTTTTAACGACGAAAAAAACCTCGCGTTTGCGAGGCAATAAAATTTTAGAATTTGTGAAATACTATATAGCTCTAATATATAAATTCTGTCTTAATTACCAACAGCTCTCTAATAAACTGTATTACAATTTATTTATTAATTCACTTTGAAGCATTTTAATCATTAATTCTTTAGCATTTTTTTGAGAAGTTGCTTTCTTTTCAACATCCTCTACAATTTGATTAATTCTCTTATCATCTGATAATTTCTTTAATTTGTTTTGTAGATTAGTCAAACCACTCATATTTACAGACATAAAGTCACCTAAAAAAGTAAACCATCACTACATTATCTATTGAATAAATAAACTCATTAAAAAATACGTTATTTAAAAATATTATTTTGATGAGATTTACTACGTGTACGCCTTGGCTTATCTTGATTGGTTAATTTATTAGATTTTCTCAATACATCTGAATTAATAACTTTAACTAAATTGAGCTTGAGTAAATCATCTGCATCTCCTTTTTCAAGCTCAATAATCTCATTGGCTATATAAACAATTCGATTATGCATACATGTAGTTAAAAACTGGACTTTTATCTTTAACATATTTTTTCCCAATAAAAAAAGAGCTAGATTTTAAATCTGGCTCTCCTCACAACTAAGATAATAAAAAATACTCTTACCAGTTAATATAAATATTACTTTTATTTTGGCTTTGAATCTAAGTAAGCGATAATATTTTCATCAACCGTTTTATTTTCAACATACTGTTGAAGTAGTTTATTATTCTGCTCAATAGCAGCATAAATAAGAGTATCTTTCTTTTCAGCCTTTTGAATCAATGTGTTGTTCTGCTTTATCAACTCGTCCATTACTTCGAGTAGCTTTGAGCAGCAGAAGTTTTGTTCTTCGTTCAAGTTCATTATATTTACTCTCTAACCATTTACGCCTTTTAGCACAACTATTACAACTCATAATAAATACCTTTCCATACCTATTACTAATAAAAAATAAAGCCGTATCAAACTATTTTGATACGGCTTTATATGCTGCAATTTGTACAGCAAAACTTAAAATAAGAAATACAAAATTAAATGTGTTGTATTTAGACAACTTAAACAAAAAAGTCGCATCACAAATACAATTTGCAATACGACCATCTTATAAATACTATACACTTTTTTTCACAATAATGAAAACCCTATAATTGTAACTCTTTGTAAGTATCTTTCCGATATTCACGGATAGTATCCTCTGCTTCTGCAATAGCAGATTCAAGCGCAAGCTGCATCAACTTCTCATATGGCTTCCAAGTCATTCTATAAACATCTGCTGACATTTTATAAGCCGTAATACCTGCATAATAAAGTCTACCTTGAGCAGTAAAGTTTTTTTCAAGATCAGGATTTAGAGAAAAATCGATAACCATGCGAGCAATAAGCCACGCTAAATGGTGAATAGCAATATATTCAGGTTCTCTTTTTTTATCTTTTCCAGCCTCTTTTAACATAATTAAAGCTAAATGATTTCTTATAAACTTATAGTCCTCTTCTGATTTTCCATTATAAATAATTAATGAAGATACTGATTTAGCTAATTGAGTCTCCATTTTAGCAATTGCCCCTAATCTATCTTGATAATTAATAGCGTCCTTACTAGGGGTATGTCCAACTCTTGAAAAGTCCAATGATTGTGCTGTTAAGCCTCGGGATAACCATTGAAACTGAGTAAACTGATTCATAATACTAATATCAATATTCATTCATTAACCCTCTCAAAATATACACAATCACGATCATTACTAATATCGAAAAAATGAAACCTAATCCAAAGGCAAAGCCTCTTCGCATCCATTCAATCACTGCCCCATGGTTATATTCACCGACCAACCATTGCATCAAAAACTTAACAGCAAAATAGAAGGCAAATGAGGCAACTATTACTAAAATAATTTGATCAGTTTTCATTACAGTAAGCCCTCAGTACATTTAGTTATTAATAAGCGCCCATAAAGTTCTGTACAAAATAAACATTTAAAGTGTTTTTTCTGTAATTTCGATTCATGAGCAAAATTTTTATTACTCTGGATAGGCAATTCCACATTCTTCAAATCGCTCAAATTACTTAGAATTTTTTTCTGAATAATTCCAACACTTCGAGTTTGACAATAACGCTGTTCAAGAAGGTGATTCATTATTCACCCCTAAAGCTTCTAGCGACTGTTTTAAAATATTCCAATCAAGTAATGAGGCTTCTGATCGTCCATAATAAATCCGACGAAGCTGATGAGCTGTTAATGCATAGCCAGAATTAGCTACCAAGAAATCCCAAGATTGTCCGAACTTGTTAACAAATATTTTTAATAAAGCTTGTTGGTAATTTGGATACGCCGTCGTTTCTTTAATTAGTGAATGAGTCAATAAGATTTTTGATGTTACGCCATGATCCATATAACTTCTGCTGTTATACTCATCTTTAGTAGACTTCCCCATGCCCTGTTTAATATAGGCTTGATTCTCAATATTGTTTTCAACTAAGGTAATCTGATTACCTTGAGCTACCCATTCTGCTAATTGAATAGCTAGTTCATTACGCTGCTTAGACTTAAGAAAAACATTTGAATAACTCATTGAATAATCATGTTTAGTAAGCTCTGATTTAATGCTCATAGTTCTGCTCCTAAACGGGTATCTGCCCATACACATTCAATTTGAGTTAATCCCCCATGTTGAAAACGTGACCATAGGCGATCACCTAAATCAGAGATCAAGCCATGAAGAATTGTACCCATCCGATCCTTAGTATCATTAAGTGCAAAATTTGAAATAAGCATTGTTGCTTTATCTGCGTCATAACGCGCATATAAGACCTTATGAACCACTTCTTTACGTTTTTCGCGATCATGCAAGCCATACTCATCAATAATGAGTAAGTCATATTCCGTATAACGATAAATAGTATTTTTTTCACTATCTCCTTGACGATACCAAGCTCCCATGATGTCATTTGCTAACTCTTCACTGGTGATATAACGAGCCGTTTTGCCATTTTTAAGTAATGTTCTAGCCGTCGCACATGCAAGATGTGTTTTACCTGTCCCAGTTTTCCCCACCATAACTAGATTAGTTACTTGTCCTTTCATAATTCGTTCGGCATAAGCAGCGCAACTATTAAAAGCAATAATTTGCCCTGGTAATTCACAGCGATAATTATGAAATCCAGAGTTTTTGTGGCGTATAGGTAGCATCCCACCTGCCAAATGATTTTCATAAATCATCTTTCTAACAGCTTTACTATGCTTGAGATTAGACTCAGTTACTTTATTGACAGCACATGTTGGGCAAATTTCTAAACCAGCAATCTTGACCTTTTTCTCCAAATGAATAGGGCAAATATTTAACCCAGGTTCGAAAGAGTGATTAATTTTTGTCCTCACATTCATACAAATTTCCCTCCCAACTCCAGCGGTTTAATACTTTCGTCATATTCTGGTTGTTGGTATTCAAAAGCTTGATTTACACTTCCATGTATTCTTGAATTTAAATAAATTGACTTCGTTGATTTAGTTTTTGAAGCTTTTAACTTTTCAAACTTTTCAAATATCCATTGAGCAAACTTACTGTGTCTTTGACTATCAGTTAAATACCGTGAAGTTTCATGGTGAGCATTGAAATTGCTCAAATGAAATTCAAAATCATCCATAGATAAGATTTCTTGCACTTGCTGAGAGTATTTAGTCTTTTTCAAATAAGTAGCGAGATGATTTAAATCTGGTCTCCAATCTTCTGATTTCATAACGTTCGTTAAGATTACTTGAGAGAGAGTTTTTTCCTGTTCCTGTTCTTGCTTCTGTTCTTGGCTTAAAAGAGCCTTATTAGGGACTTCTTTCTCTACATAGCTATTATTCTTTGCTTCACGTCGATGCGTCATACAAAAAGCTTCAACGTATTTATTATAAAATTTTTCTAAAAATGGATTTGATGGTAATGAGTCATAGTCTTTTTGAATACCTTTACAACGGTTGTCACTTTCTTTTAAAGACTCAGCAACCTGGAAACGAGCCATTTCATGTATCCAGACCATTTCTGAAACATTGTCATAACTACAGAAACCTACTTTACATGCCCATTGAAGCCCCTTCTCAGCTCCTTCTAAACCCAAACCAGTTTCATGAGCTATATATAAAAGAGGCATATAATAAAGACCAAGCATATTTGCATGCGGACTGGTGATTAAATACATAGCCACGATGATGGACTCGGAACACTCTCGTAATTGTTTACCTGTTGTGCCAGTCCAAAAATGTGGAGAAACTTTTCCATAATCACGCATCAGCATTTAACTCCTTTGAAGGAGCTTTAAAGGGATTTAAATACTGAAAGATTTTATTTTTAGCACCGTTACAACTTGTCGATTTGTTTTCGTAAATATATTGTGATAGATTTACTTCAAAATTCATTGTGATTTCCTCATGAAATGAATTATCTAAAAAGTCTGATTTGCCGATCAGACTTTTTGCTTTCTAGATCAAGTACCTAAATTATTTTCTCGCTTTCGTTAATAGAAAACCTCTTTAAATTTCATGCATTAAACTAATTTCAACCATTTATGAACTCCTAAAAATTTCATATTTATCTATATTTTGGCTGTAATAATTAACTTGCGATTTTCTTTTCAAACTCTTTCAGTGTTGGGCAAAGTTGATACGCTTTAAAGCTCCCATTGGTTACACGTTCTGCCCGTAGAGCAATTTTTTCAGACATTTGACTTTTACCTGTTAACCATGCATTAACCGAAGGCTGCTTAATAGAAAGTGCTTGTGCCGTTTTTGTTTGACTCCCGAAAAAGCTCACTAGTTGCATGTAGATTACAGTGATATCTATATTCATAACTATCAAAACTCCATCTTGATAGTTAATTTATAGTTTTAACTATCAAAAGTCAATAGTTCAAGTTATTTTGATTCTTAATAGTTTTAACTATAAACTTAGACTCAACGATTTTAGGGTTAATATCATGTCTGATTTAGCAACTCGTCTAAAAACGGCTCGATTAAAAGCAGGAAAGAGTCAACATGAAGTGGCTGAAGCGGTTGGTATTAAACAACCGACATATCAAGCCTTGGAAACAGGAAAAAGCTTAAAGTCCGCATTTCTTCCTTTAATTGCAAAATATCTAGGGGTAGATGCTTATTGGTTAACAACCGGAGATGCTGAAGATTCATTTAGTGAAGATGATTTGATTAAACCAGTTGTAGCAAGTAAGGAAAATAATGAATACATATGGATAGAAGTAGTGGAAGCTAATTTTTCATGTGGAACAGGCGAATCTATTGAATTTCATTTTGATGCTATTAATGGAAAAATCCCTTTCCCCTCCTCATTTTTTAAAGAAAAACATGTAGCTCAAGACTGCATGCGCATTATTAAAGCTAAAGGTGATAGCATGATGGATTATATAAAAGATGGGGATCTTGTAGGCATAGATATATCTCAAACACACATTATAGATGGTGAGATATATGCTGTATATTTTGCTGGTGAGGGTATGTTAAAACAGATCTTTAAAGAAGAAGATGGATCTTTAATTCTTCATAGTCTCAACGAAAAATTTAGAGATCGCCGTGTAACAGAAGAAAACGGTAAAAACTTTAGAGTGATGGGTCGCCAGTTCTGGAGAGCAGGATAATAACAAAATCATACATCTAGAATTTAATAAAAAAGCCACATGTAATGTGGCTTTTTTATTAATGATAAAATTAAAAGTTAAAATTATTATTTTTAATAGTTAAAACTATTGACTCACAATATAGATAAAACTATATTTACCGTTTAAGCCTACTACTAACACTAGAAACTAAACCCAACCAAAATGTCTATGAAAAAAAGAGGTAATTATGAAAGATATATCTCGCAACTTGAATTCTCCAGCCCGGTCTAACCAAAGGCAAGCTTTATGGTTATCTAATTTTAAATCTAATATTTTAATCACACTTAAAATGTTAGCATTCTTATCAGCAGGATTTATAGTTTGGCTCATCGCGGCTGTTATTGCGGTGAAACTTATTACGGCAACATAA